ACGCAAAAGTTGCATATTCCCAAGGTCTTCCACAGAAGCTTTTGAAACAATTAGTAAATAACATTAATGGAAAAATAGGTAATCGTAATGTAGCTTTCGTATTCACTTCGCATATGTACGTATCAGGGAGTGATGCATATGGCAATCCTGTGCTGAAGCCTAATATCGGTGAAGGTACTATGTTTCTACCATCAATTGGTGTTCAACTTACCAAGAAACCATTGAAAGAGGGGAAAGAGCTATCTGGTATTACTGTATCGTGTAAGACATTTAAGACACGATACACCAAGATTGGTAAGACCTGTTCATTTGATTTGCCTTGGGATACTGGTATGGACTTCTTGGACGGGTCGCTTGATGTTCTTGTTGAAAGTGGAATCGTAGAACAAAACGGTGGCTGGATGAAGTATGTGAACAAAGAGACTGGGGAAGAGGTTAAGTTCCAAAAGTCTACTTATGATAAACACGCTGAACTTCTGATGACTTACTACTCGGAATCCAATGGGGAAGTGGTAGAAAAAGAAGAAGACGAAGCAAACATAGAAATGGTAAACAGTAAAGACTAGCTTACAAAAGGGAGACCCGTCTCCCTTTTTTATAAAAATCCCCACCATATACCTTGACATCCCATCTATAATATTCTAAAATATCCTTATCTAACTGTAAGGAGGGAAAAATGAATCAACAACTTTTCAATGATTATAAAAAACAAGTCGATGAACTTGATAAACAGCTTGAGTCGTACTTAGAGGACTATCAGGATTTGATGTTACTTGAACACGTCAAGCTAAAGGATGCCTTAAAGAATCAGGTTGAACTTCAATTGGTTTTTGAGACTGTATATTCAAAGGCTAGAAAACTCCAATCATTCATCGAGGAAGAGGTTGAGAATGCCTATGCTGAAGCAATCAAAAACGAAACCAATAAAAACTATCGTGATGTAAGTATCAGTGAGGCTAGAGAATCGGCAAAAACTGATACAATTTATCGTAAGTACAGACGATTGAACATTGAAGCGACTGGATTGGTTCATGATTCTAAGGCGGCATTGGAAACGGTAACGACTAGACGTTATGTTATGAACAACATGACAAATGCAATCACATCAGCAACGGAGAACACAATTTTATGATTCTACATCGCATACGAGAACTTGAAACCAAGTTATATCAGTGTGATTTCTACCTAGTTGATTATTACTCTCAACTCAATGTTGATGAACTATATAAGAAGAAAGAAACTTTGTATAAAGAAAGAGAAATCTCACAAAGACTGAATAAGAACCTTAAAAATATTGATGAGGTTATTGAAATTGTTGATTTGGTGATGGAATTAAAAAACCTTCAGGATATGTATAAGGCTGAGGGTGGAGAAACAAAAGGGGTAATCATTGGCTAAAGTAACACTAACAATTATTGACCATGTGAACTGTCACTTTGATGGTTTAACAGAAGGACAGATTAAGCACATTATTGATAAGACTGGCATCACCAATCCACAACTCTATCACACGGTTGGTTATAAGCTTGGGCATATTGATGGTAAGGAAAGTTACTTTGACGAAGAGGGATTCTCTTTTACATTTTCTATACCAGAAGTCTTGGACATCATTGAGCGTGATTTCAAAATCCACGATATTGAGTTGATTGATGAGAGGATTCCACTTAATGTTCCAGAAGACTTGAGCGTGGATGCTGACTTTCTTATTGATGAGCTTGGCTTTCCTCTAAGGGAACATCAGCTTGGATTAATTAACTCTTCATTAGTTAATCATATGGGCATATTTGATGCGGCAACTTCTGCTGGTAAGAGTGCAGTATGTTTGGCAATCTCCAAAGCATTAGACCCATATATCAAAACAGTGATTGTGGTTCCTAGTGAGCAGTTGTTAAACCAGACATTTAAGGACTATGAGAAGAGTGACCTTAAAGTTGGGAAACTAAACGCATCCATACCGGTGAAGAAACGTGAGAAGTTTGTAAAAGACCATAATCACATTATTGTGACCAATAAGCTCTTTATGAACTGTAAGGGCATATTCGCACAAGAAACTATGGGCATTATCACCGATGAGGCTCATGTCTTTGGTGGTGCATATGCAGAAGTTCTCAGATTTGATGTACCACATTATCCATTCCGAATTGGATTGACTGGTTCATTCCCTTATAAGAACAAACTAAAGTCCAGAATGATTAAGAATCATATTGGTGGTGATATTCTTAAAACGGTTGAACCGAAAGAACTATCGGATAAGGGATATGTCTCAAAGGTTGGAATCACTCTATTGACTACCACTGATTCTGAAGTTGAAGACCTTTTCGACACGATGATAGAGGAAAGGACTTACGATTGGTCAATTGAACAAAAGTATCTACTCACCAACATGAACAGAGTTAGAGCCATTGGTGACTATCTATCAACATTACCAAACAAGAACACGTTGGTTCTATGTCATGCACAATTTGGTAATAAGCTAAGTGAGTATATGGGTCTGACTTTCATTGATAAGGACACATCGGTGGATGAACGCTCAGAACACTTTGGTAAGTTTAGTGAACTTGATGACCATGTTCAGTTGGCAAGCTTCGGAACATCGGCAACAGGCATTAGTGAAAACGATATTTTCATTGTTGTTATGATTGATGTTGGTAAGGACAGAACAGCGATTCTACAATCAATTGGTCGTGGTATGCGTAAATCTTCAAAACAAGACCATGTGGATATTATTGATATTAGTGCCAACTTGAAGTATAGTAAGAGACATTTAGCCAACAGGAAGTCAATCTATAAAGAGAAGCACTATCCATTTGTTGAAGAAAAATTTGATATAGTAGTGAAAGGAGAATGAGTATGAATTATTTAGGAACTGGTGATAAGATTGTTGATGGAACAAAGGGTGAGAATCTGGTTGAGCGTGTTTTTGAATTCTGTACCAAGAAAGAAGACTATTTTCTAAACTACTTTCTGAACTGGGACAAAATCATTGGTGATGTATATCAACTAAAGATTGGAAACCACAACTTCAATGTTGGTTCTGGTTTTTATGTCTTTATTGGTTGTGATGATGCTGATGGGGATTGGGCAATCATCGATGAGATTATTGGAAGGGATATTCAAATATTCACACTTGACCCAAAAATCTCAACATGGTCATTTAATACACCAACACTTAAAGGTGTGAACGAGAACACAACATATTATTACCCGATGACGCGAAGCCCGATTCCAGTTGTTTCTAATGACGGTCAGGCAATGATTATGGTATCGAGTGTTGACCAGTATCGCTCAACAAAAGAGCGTGACCACTTAGCAATGTTCATCATGTAAAGTGTTATGTACTTCGACAAAAGAAACGGAAGAGTTTTATTAAGAGATGGTCGATATGTCCAATCTCCATTTGAATATGCCAGAGCCATTGTGGAAAAAAGGAGAGATGACGATGCGATGGTTCTGGCTTCTATTGATTCTGATAAGTATGAGTTCATAAAGGGAAAGACCATATCATCAGATATTGAAGATGTCCAAATCCACCCAAAACAAGAGCCACAGTCGGATGACATGATTCAAAGTCTCATCGACATTATTTCATCCATGCCAAGGTATAAAGATGAATATGATGAGCGTCTAGCCGTTGAGTTGGACTTTTTCATCAGAAGTGGAAACATTGGATTCCTTCTGAAACTTCATGAACTAATCAACAAGTTTAAAGAAGATGGTGTTGTTTGGGGAGTGGGTCGTGGTTCTGGTAGCGCATCACTCACTCTTTTCGTGTTAGAGGTGCATGATGTTGACCCCGTTCTATATAACATTCCATTTAGTGAGATGAGTAAGGAGATTGGCGAAATTGATTGAATTTGGTATTGAATGGGATGACCCAGAATGGAAAAAGAAGACTGGCTACAAAATGTCTGATACCGTTGGTTATAAGGGTAATAAGTTTGACTCAAAATGCTTTCAGAGACAGCTAAGGGAATCACAACCACTTAGTAGACCAGTGATGACAGATGAAGAATTAAGACAATCTTATGTGAAAGAAATCTCATTTAAAAAAGCCCAAGACTTTATTTTAAAATACGAATGGTTGGGAACAATGGGAACCACAAAGTTTTCATATGGACTCTTCACAAAAGATGGTGATATGTTTGCTGTTTACTGCTTTGGTCTAACTGCTGGAACACAAGTATTATCTCAACCATTTGGTGAAGAACATAAATCTGAGGGCATTGTTCTTGTGAGAGGTGCTTGTGCAAATTTTGCACATCCTCATGCAAGTAGTTATGGAATTGGTAAGGTAATGCCTTTAGTAAGAGAGCGTGGATACTCATTTGTCATTGCCTATAGTGACTTGGAAGCAGGAGAGATTGGAACCGTATACCAAGCAACCAATTGGGAGTTCTTTGGTATGACAAATCCAGTCACTTATCTAGTAAGACCAGATGGGAAGAGGGTTGACCCCAAACTCATCCACAAATATGCAAAGAAAAACAATATAACAAGGCAAGAACAGATTGCAATTTTCGAGGAAGAGGGTTATACTTTCGAGAAAGGTTCGCCAAAGTTAAAGTATATACTTGTGATTGGTGATAAAAAGAAAAAGAAAGAGCTAAAGAAAAAGAAACGCTACACATCATATCCATATTTGAAAAGAAAGCCAGATATGGAAAGTGTGTTGGAAGAGGGGTTGAATATTGTAAAGGGAGGTAAGTAATATGTATGAAGTCGAATATGCAGATTTAACATTGATGCGTAAGGATGTGTTGATTAAGTTAAAACCGAAACAAGAGGTGCAGAAGTCGAACATCTACTTTAAAGAGGAGATTGAAACCAGTCAAATCCAGTTCTTTGAGGTGTTGAAAGTCTCACCAAAGGTTACATTGGTTAAGCCTGGTGATACGGTTGGTATTAGTTGGTTAAACTGTACTCAGCAGTTTGAATCGCTATTTAATGGTGAACGCACCAAGATGGGCATCAGTGATGAAGACCAAATTGAATTCATTCTGGAAGATTGAGTATGCTTTTTGTTAAGTGTGGTTATTTGGATGATTCGTCTTTTGGTACTGAGCCGTTTGTTGCAATCTTTTTGTTTAACCCAGAAACAAATATGGCAACCGTCAATGTGGACGAGTATATGGTATCGAAAACTCTTAAACTTTTGGGGTTGGTTAAGACCAACACTAGCAACGAACCATTACTTAAACTGAGAGAAAATATCATGGATTTTGGTGGCATTCATTTTGTATCTAGCACCGAAGCAAAACTCATCACAGAAGAAGACATGAAATTGTTTGAAGAAATTTAAAATAAAATATTTGACAATTCATTTTCTTTAATTTAAAATAACCTCCGTAAGTTTAACAACAACCTATGGAGGTTATTTTATATGGAACAACAAAACACAAACCCAATCAAAGAAAAAGCAAATGGCATCATGAACCTATATTCCCTTGAGAAGACTCGTGCATGGGAATTGGCAATGGATGTTGTTGACTTTCCAGTTCAAATCGTACCACTTCACTATGAAGACAAAGGTGAATATCCATTAGCAAAAGGCTCAACAAACACCAATCGTGATGTTCAGTTCTTTGGTGTGGTTGTAGACCGAAACCGAACTGGTGATAAACAAGTCATTGCTACCGTGACCGATTCATATCATACCATTAACAATGCTAAGGTATATAAAGACCTTATGAATGATTTGGATGGTGCAAACGTAGAGAACCACCCAGAGAAGGTTTATGTTTCGTCTAATGGTGGTAGACAGTCTTTGTTGGTTAAATTGCCAAAAATGGCTACCCCTGTCTTATCTGTTGGTAAGTTCTCTATGTCTATCAGTCTGGTAACATCAGTTGATGGGACACTCAAACACTCAATCAGTGTCAATCCATTGGATGAGAGTGGTAGAACAGTATTTGGTATGGAAAGTTCATTCTCTTTCTCATCAAAGCATACCAAGAACCTCAAAGAGCGTCATGTGGCATTCTCTGCGGTGATTGATAAGATGCTATCAGAATGGAATGAAGTGATTGCTCCGATGCTAACATTGATGGATGGTACAGAGCTTAAAGCAAACGAAGCATTGCTACTCACCCAAGAAATCTTGGAAAGCTCTAAAATTCCAGAGAAGCACGTTAAGAAAATGGTTGAAGAATTTGATGATTATCGTCAAACACATACGCCACTATCAGTCCTTCACGATATTACATCGTATATTGATGACACCTTGGCTGAAAATCGTCCAGAGCGTGTTGAGCAGTTTAAGAAAGCATTGAACAAAACTGCAATGAAAATCATCAAAAATAAATTGAAAAAGTAATTGACAGTTTATAAATTTTATTTTAAAATACCCAAGAGTTAAACAAATGGAGGAGAAATACTATGGATAATATTTTGAACAAAGTATCAATCGGCAAAGCTAAAGAAATTTTGGAACCATTCGCAAAGATGGCATTGAAAGGTCAAACACCTTTGAACGTCATGTTGATTGGTAGTCCTGGTCTTGGTAAATCATCAATCGTTCGTGAGATTGCTGAAGAGAACGATATGTTCTTGGTTGATTTGCGTTTAGCATCATTAGACCCTACTGATGTTGGTGGTCTTCCTTATGTAACAGGTGATGAGATGAAGTTCTCAACACCAGAATGGCTAAAACAAGTTTTGGCTTGTGGAAAGCCTTGTATCATCTTCTTGGATGAAATCACCAACGCTACAGTATCAACTCAATCTGCGGCATATCGATTGGTTCTTGACCGTGAAGTGAACAATGGTACTAAGCTTCCTGACAATTGTTGGATTGTGGGTGCTGGTAACTCTAAAGAAGACCAATCTGGTGCTAAACCATTAGTTCCACCATTGGCTAACCGTTTTGGTCTTCACTTGTACATTGACAAGAAAGAAGCATCTGAGTCATTCATTCAGTATGCAATCAGTCAGCGTTTTGACCGTTCAATCGTTGGTTTCTTGTCTTGGAAGAAAGCTAATGTGAGTGTGGCATATAACAACAATCCAGCATTTGCTACACCACGTTCATGGGAATATGTGAACCATTACTTGAAGAATGGTATGTTTAGTGGCAACACACTTGACTTGGTTATTGCTGGTGCAGTCGGAACGGATATTTCCGTTGAGTTTTCAGCATATCGTGAGCTTAATGATGTTCTTCCTGATTGGGATAAACTGAAACACGATGATTCTTATGAATATGAGCTTCCTAAAGATGATGAAGGTCTTAAATATGCAATCAGCGTTGGATTGGCGTTTGAGATGCTAGACTCGCTTGGTGAAGATGATAAAGATGCGATTGTCCGTCTTACCAAGTTCATGGAAGAGTTCAGCGACGAGATTAAAATCCTGACATTCCGCACAATGAAGAAGGACAAGGACACCATGCGTAAGATGGTGAAATATGCAGAGCTTCTTGCTGAGTTCCGCACAATGAGCAAATACTTATCAAGTATTGAAGAATAAGTTGACATTGTGATGATTTGGGGCTATAATAGCCCCATTGTTTTATGGAGGAGGTGAAAAATGTTATTTAAAGAAGCTGATGTATTGCCAGATGATTTTCATGATTCTATGGTTCGTGCCAAAGTCTATGTTGGTCTAGCAACCACTATGCTATCTTATATGCTATATCGCTGTAAGATTGTCCCTACCAATGACCCACAAGTTCCAACTGCATGTGCTACCGTATTGCGTGATGGTAACTACATCTTCGTTGGTGTTGATTTTTGGCAAACACTTGATGATAAGAAGAGAGCATTCCTATTGATTCATGAAGTTCTTCATATTTTCTTAGACCATGTAGCTCGTGCGAAAGATAATGAATACTCAGCAATGCTTTGGAACATCGCTACTGATTATAACATCAATTTGACTTGTTCTGGTGCATACTTGGATGGTAATGGTAGAGTTGCATATAATCGTCGCTATCAAAAGTATCTGACCATGATAGAGGATGGGTTATATGATGAACAATACATCGGTATGTCCTCTGACGAAATCTACCATAAACTATTGGAAGAGAATGATGGTAATGCTAAGAAGGCTTGCGAATCTGTTCTTGGTGAGGGTATGGGTGAGTATGAAGCTTATATGGACATCATCCCTAGTGATGAAGAATCCAAAGAAGTTGAAGAACAAACCATCAAAAACAAACAAACTGCCATTGAAGCTGTTCAGAATGCTATGGCATCGAAGAGCATTGGTGAGAATGAGATGGAGTTGGTGAAGCGATTTGAAGACTTGGTTAAGCCAAAAATTCACTGGACTGAGCATATTTCAAACACCTTTGTGAAGAATGCACAAGACCGAACCACATATCGAATCTTCAATACCAGGTCTCGTTGTGGGGTTATCTTCCCTAGCTATGAGGGGCATAACATCAATATCGTGTTCGGTATTGACCAATCAGGTTCAATGGGCTATGATGATACAATTCGTGCAATAAGTGAGCTATATGGGCTTCTGGAGACGTATGACTCGTGGAATCTTCATCTGGTAACGTGTGATACGACTGCTCATCTGATTGGTAAATACTCATCACATGATGGTGATACATTTGAGAGCATCAACTTCGACTTGGTTGGTGGGGGTGGAACTTACATGACACCTATGGTAGAATATGCAATGGAGCAAGATGATATTAATACTTGCATCATTCTTACTGATGGTTATCTTTCTGAAGATGACTTGAAGATGGAGACAGATTTTGGGGTTGTCGTTGTCGTGACTGACAAAGGCAACAAAGATTATAAAAATGACAATGTGGAGGTACTTTATATTGAGAACTAATGAAGACTATGAAAATGATGGCGACAATTCACAAAAGGAGCCAAAGTTTCTCCATATCGTAGAACATAAAAATCGAATCGAGGTTTATATTCGTGATATGTTTGGAAACGTGAGGGATAACCAGCAAGAGTTAATTGCATTAGAAAAACTATCAGAAGACTATGATACGATTCTATTGCATATCAACTCACCAGGTGGTAATATGTACTTATTGACAGAAATCATCAATATCTGTAAGAAGTTCAATAATGTTATCACCATTGGTGCTGGTCAAATTTCGAGTGCAGGTGCTATGCTATGGGCTATTGGTGATGTTCGTGTTCTTATGCGCTATACAGATATTATGATTCATCGAGAAGCCTATTCGTATGGTCATATGAAATCAGATGAACACTTAGACCATGCTCAACATTCTAGTAGACTATACTCTAAGTTTATGGATGAGATTTTTGGTGGAATCCTCACCAAAGAAGAAATCGAAAAGGCAAAATATACTGAGGTTTACTTCACCCCCGAAACTTTGATTGAGCGTGGTGTAGCAATCAGCTATGAACAGTTCATTAAGCAAGATGAACTAACCTTTGATTATAAACTTATCTCCATTGTGGATGGTTTTGCATTTTTGAAGAATGATGACGGAACCCTCACAGTGGTGGAAGATATTGTCTTTGGTGATACAATGAAAGAATCTGAACTCATCTACCTCCATTTGGTTGAGGAAGAAATCGATGAGGAAGAGCTAGAAGAAGAGTATGGCGATGGTGAAGACCATGAAGAAGATGAACCAGAACCTCAATATAAAGAATTGACATAAAAAAGAAGGAGAAGAAAACTATGAGCGAAAACCACTTATACCTAACACCAGAACAGTTCATTGCGTTGGATAAGGCAATCCAAGAGTGTGTGGACTCAAACATCCGAATTGAGGGTGAAAAATCATTCCAAAAGGATGTGGCTGACCGTGTGAAAGATGAGATTGGTGTTAAACCAGCAGAATTCAAGAAGCTGGTCGGTGAATACTTTGATGGTAAGGTAACAGAATCCATCCAAAAGGCAGAGAGTATTTTAGAAATCAAAGAACAAATTGATACGGCAATCAAGAACTCTAAATAAACTGGACAGTGCCATTGTAGCGTGATATAATCCCCTTTATAGGGGATTTTTATTTTAAGGAGGGATAAAGTGATTAATTTAATGCAAGGTGATTGCCTAGAAAGAATGAAAGAAATACCAGATGGGTCTGTTGATATGATTTTGACAGATGTGCCGTATAAAGTTATCACAGGTGGAGATAGCGATGGTAAAAACTCAAAAAGACCGAAGGGGATGTTATCAGGTAACAGGGAGTTAATGAAAAGCGTACCAAAGTTTGAAGATTGGTTGCCTGAGTGTTATAGAGTTCTAAAAAACGACACCCATGCGTATTTTATGGTCAACTATACCAACTTAATCAAGTTGCACTTGCAAGTTGAGAAAGCTGGTTTTAAAGTGCATAATTTATTAGTATGGCAAAAGAATAATAACACCCCTAGCCAGTTTTACATGAAAAACTGCGAGTACATAATTTTCGCTAGAAAAGGTAAGGCTAAGTGGATAAATGACATAGGTGGTTCAAAGACTGTTCACCAATTTAACAATGTGTTAGGTAATAAGGTTCACCCAACTGAGAAACCTGTTGATTTGATGGAGTTCTACATCTCGAATTCCAGTGATGAAAACGACACAATCCTCGACCCGTTTATGGGTAGTGGCACAACAGGTGTAGCTTGTGTCAATCTTAACAGAAACTTCATTGGTATTGAGTTGGATGAAGGTTATTTTGATATTGCAAAAAAACGCATTGATGATACAGTAAAGAAAAAAGAAAATGATATTTTTGGAATGGGAGGGTTAGATTGAGTAAACCATTTTATATTGATGTATACGATAATGGAGATGAAATTGTATACTGGACTAGGGACAATGATGGTCTTCATATGCACAAAGTACCATCATCTGATTACTGTTACTGTTTCCAACCAGACAATACAGGGGATGCCGAATATAAGAATATCTATGGTGAACCTATGTCTAAAATGTTCTTTCCGAATAAATGGGATATGAAGCAGTATGCCAAATCTCGTGACGATTTGTGCGAATCAGATGTTCAATTAATACAGAAATTCATGATTGATAATTTCATGGATGCAGACTTAGAATCTCCTTATAATGCTATGTATTGGGATATTGAGGTGAATGTGGATTTATCAGAAGGGCATGGCTACCCATCTCCAGAGAATCCATTTGGTGAGATTAACTCCATTCAGTTATATGATGTCGCAAATCAAGTCTATATTATGCTGATGCCTATTGAGATGAAAGGTGAGGTTGATTTGTCTGATGAGGAACATCCAGTCGAAATCCTATATTCAAGAAATGAGCGCGAAATGTTACTCATGTTTGCTGAAATCATTGAAGATGTTGATTACCTCACTGGATGGTTTACGAGTGGGTTTGATACGCCATACCTAATCAAAAGGGCTGAGATGTGTTTTGGTGAGAAGAAGGCTAAGACCATGTTCTGTCGAGGAGGATTTCCATATCAAACCAGAGAATTTGTTAATGACTATGGTGAGGATAAGATAGAATATCAACTGGTGGGCAGAACACAGGTTGATATGCTTGAACTATATCGAAAGTTTGTTCCTGGCGAAAAGCCAAACTTTAAACTTGATACCATTGTTGAGCTTGAGCTTGGTGAGAATAAAATCGACTATGATGATGACTTGGGTAGCTTATATAGAGAGAATCCACAAAAGTTCTACGAATACGCATTGCACGACGTTAGATTGCTGAAAATGTTGGATGAGAAGATTAAAATTATTGATTTGGCTGTCAATATGAGCAGAAGCTCTTGTGCATTGTTGAGTGATGTCACTGGTAGTATTAGAATGATTGAGGCTGACCTTAATAAGTTTTGTAGATTAAGAAACATTGTCATGCCAGACAAAACCCACCATGAGAAGGAGTCATACCCAGGTGCAGTGGTATATGATGCAATCTCTGGAGTTCATAAAAATGTGATGGACGTTGACTTGGTTAGTCTTTATCCAAAAACAATGATGATTCTTAATCTTTCTCCAGAAACCATGATAATGCAGTTGGAAGGTAGCTATGATGACTATGTAAAAGTCATAACAAGAGATGACTCGGATGGGGACATTGGGGTTTACATTATTGAAAAATGTCAATATGTTGACAAAGTGTTGTGTAAACCATCAGAAGTTCTTGATTTGGTTAGAGAAAATGGTTACACTATATCTGGACATGGAACAATATTTAATGGAAAGCCTGGGCTTCTTGCTGAGTATGTATCGGAGGGGTTTGATTTGAGGAGCCAGTACAAGAAGCAAATGAAAGATGCGATAAAAAACAATGATGAGATTCTAGCACAACGGTATGATGGGTATCAGAAAGTCATCAAGGTTGCTAGGCTAAATGCTGTTTATGGTGCTTCTGGTAATGAATTCTTTAGGTTCTTTAATATAAACCTTGCATCATCCATTACCATATCAGCACAAATAATTAGTAAAAAACAAGCATACGAAGCTAATAGGAATATGAGATTCCTAGCAGAAGCCTATTCGTAAGGAGGGATTTTAATTGGACGTTGGAAAGTATATAGACTTTGACAAAAAGCAAGAGAAGAAGAACACAATGTGGCATTTCTTTGATAGAGGAGACGGTGTTGCAGAAATCAAACAAGAAATATTGGAATGGGCAATTCAAGGTGATAGTGACTCGATATGGCTAAAATTTCCAGAGAGTGTAACAAAAAAGGCAACCTTTGATGAGCTTGTTGAGGGTGCTGATATTCTATGTGATAACGTAAATTCAGAATATCCAGACTTTCTCAAGATGGTGTTTAACAGTCCAGATTATAGATTAAAAGAAGCTCAATCTACGCGAGAAGTGGTTTGTGATTCGATATTCATCCTTACAAAGAAAAGGTACATCGCAAGAGTTGTTGACGAAGAGGGCAAGCGTCATGACCCATTCAAACTAAAAACAATGGGTGTTGAGTTAAAGAAAGCAAACACGTCAAAAATCACCAAGAAGTTTTTGCAAGAACTTGTTGATATGATTTTGGATGGATATGAGCGTGAAGACATCATTACTAGAATGAAAGAAGTGGAAAAGGAATTCAAGAAGGCAGACATTAGAGACCTAGTAACTACCATGAATGCAAAGACCATCAAAAAAGCTGAGAAGACGTATGAGCTTACTGGTGGATTTGCCAATGTTCACTATGCATCTAAAGCCGCAATCGCTTATAATATTCGATGCACAAACATGGATAGGAAAGTGGTGGCTGGTGATAAGATTTCATTGGTATATGTTAGGACTAATGAAGGTGTGATTGGTTATCCTGCTGATATGAATACCTTACCAGAATGGCTACTTAACATTCAATTGGATTATGATAAGCTGTGGAGAAATTGCAAAAAGACTATGACTAACTACTTGAAAGCACTCGGATGGGACATCGCATCACAAAAAGAAGCGATTGGTAAGGAACTATTCGGGTTGGTTAAGGTTGATAAAAAATCTAAGAAGAGAGGTAAGAAGTAATGGAAGGTGTTCTTTTGAATAAAGGGGAAGTGGTTGCACTTTTTCAAGAGCGTGGTTTTGGTGAGGCGGTTGAACTCATTGGTAACTTTTTGGAAAATTACAAAACCATGCGAGATGGAGAAGTCTTATACTATGAAGACGATTTGATTGACTACATGAATGGGGGAGCTTATAACTAATGGATTATCTTGTTGACTTGTTGGATGAAATTTCCAAGACCACAAAAAGAACAGAGAAAGAAGCACTACTTGAATCTCTGAAGACTTATAATAGTCACTTACTAGGAGAAGCCAAGTCCATCTTTCTGTGGACATATTCACCCAAACATGACTTCTTCATCAAAGACTTGAAAGGTTTACCAGAAGGTGAGTATAAAGAGAATTTTGATAGCTCATTACCTCATGGATACCATTACACTGAATTATTTAACCGTCTTAGCCTTCGAGAAGTGACAGGAAACGAAGCCAAACTCCTTGTGAGCGACTTTCTTGAATCTAACCACCCCAAGGTAGGGGAATTGATTAAACGTGTCTTAAAACGCGATTTACGAGCTGGTATCAGTACAAAAACAATCAACAAGATTTTTCCTGATTTAATTTATATCCATCCATACATGAGATGTGATACACTTAACGAGAAAACATCGAAAAAGTTGGAGTATCCTGTTTATAGTCAACTTAAACTTGATGGGATGTACGTTGATGTTATTGTTAAAGATGGCATCGTAACCTATATGTCAAGAAAGGGTTCTATTCTCCCATTCAATGACAATGAAAGAGATGAAGAACTTGTTAAGTATGCAAATGGGTATGTTATCCAAGGTGAGGCTTTGGTTACTGGTGATAGTGTGGAATCGATTCTAACCAGAACCAGTGGAAATGGCTACCTCAACTCAGATGACATTGATGTTAATAAGATTCATTATCATGTATGGGATTGTATCCCTGTTGAAGATTTTGAAAAGAAAAAATGCACCAAACCATATGTTGACCGATTCGCCAAGGTTGAAAAGTTTACTCATCAATGCGGTGGTTGGATTCGTTTAGTAGAAACACGCAAGTGTAATAACCAAAACGAAGTCATTGAACACTTCAAAGAGGTCAGAGCCACTGGACAAGAAGGAACAGTGGTTAAGAACTTGGGTATGATTTGGAAAGATGGCACAAGCAAAGACCAACTAAAGTTTAAGGTTGCTGTGGAATGTGATATGGTTGTGACTGGTTTTAACCCAGGAGAGGGTAAGTATGAGGGTATGGTTGGTAGCTTAATCATTCAGTCTTCTGATGGTCTTATTGAAACATCGGTGAGTGGGTTTACTGATGCAGACCGCAAACACATCACCACTTTCATTAACGAGATGATTGAAGAAGAAACAATCATCACGGTTAAATATAATGATGTTCTAACAAATGAAAACTCTGATAAGTTGGCATTATTCTTGCCAAGATTTGTTAAGATTCGATATGATAAGGAAAAGGCTGAGAATGCGGATACGGCTGAGTATATTAAGGAGAATCTAAACACCTTTGATTCATTCTTATAAATACATATACAAGAATCTACTAAATGAGGTATAATGATGTTTTTGGAACTATTAGAATCAGAGACCGAAGAGCTTAATGAAC